CAACTTGGTGAAACGCAACAGCCAACGCTTGCCGTCAATCGTGACGTGGTGATCGTCTGCCACGGCTCGCCCTTTCGCATTCCACCGTAGCGAGGGCGTCAACCGATGCCGATCTTGCGGCCCAGTTCGTTTAGCTGCTCGGCACGCTTTGAGCATCCACACGGGCGTCCGATGGCCTTGCTCACTCGCTCTTCGGTAATGCCGATAGCCGAGAGCCCGGCTTTAACCATGTCACCCAGGCCCGGCTTGGGCGGCTCCAACACTCCCGCCTGGACTAGTTCCGCCAACATCCTATTTGCGGCGTCGCGGAGCGATCCTTGATGCCTGTATCCTTCCTTCGCAATTCTTGGGTACGAAGGGTGCTCAACGTCTACCTCAAACACGCCGCCGCCCAAGTGATTGGTAAGGCACTGGCGAATCTCGTCTAGCGTGTAGCCACGCTGGACGGCACGAAACGCAACGTCAAAGGCGCGGAGTTTCATGGTGCGCCCACCACCGTGAGCTCCGGAGTCGTGAACTTACACGGGTTAAAGTTTCCAGTGCCGCCGCATGAGTCATCTGTGGTGAAGTAAAGCAAATCCATAGAAATGTCTGGTTGGCTGCCGTCGTAGCATTGAGACAAAAAGCAGTCATACACTTCACTAACAACTATATTTTCTCTGCCAAAGAATCCTCCAGCGCCATTAGACTGGTAACCAACTCCGTTAAAGTCAGCGCTTACGTAGAAATGCTGTTTGTACCCGCATTCTGAATTTGGATTGCCAGGAAAGATGTACACGCTAATTTCTTTTCTGGTGGCCTGCGTGTAGCTTGCAACTCCTTCCCCGTACCTTCCGGTTGTGTCGCAAACGTAGAAGTCAACGTTCTCTGTAGCGTAGTAAGAGTCCACGCCGCCTTGAATCACGCGCTCGGCAGTCAGGCCGCACCATTCAAAGACAAGAGAAATAGTTGGTGTGGGGTCAGGCACCGGAAACTGGCTGCCAGTGCATTCTTCGCCTGCGGCAAGCACGCGAAACCCAGTCTCGTCGCAGCAGCATTGCGGTGGCGGCGGCGGCGGTGGGTAGCAGCAGCACCCTACGCTGATGCCTAATGTCCCGGTCTTATTTAGGAGGTTGCCGTTTTGCGCGTACAGCGGCATGGCTACCTCACGCGGTGCTGCACGTAGCAACAGAAACGGAGAACGTCACGGTAGAAGACGTGGACACGGCCGCAAACGGAAGCGTGTCAAACCGAAGCGAAGTGGTTGTGAGCGTGGCCGCCGTCGCAGCGTAGGCCACGTCCCACTGCCAATTGATAAGCCGCCAGGCGGTGCCTTCTCGCCCAATGACGCAGTTGCGGGTGCCAGCACTAGGCAGATTCATCAGGTCGTTGGTGGCATTCGTTGTGCCTGTCATGTACTTGTACGTGACGTTCTTCACGCCGCCGATAGACCACGACCCCGTAAACGTGGCTGTGCGAAACAAAGCGACGCCACCTGGCATCGGATGGTCAAACGTGAGCCCCGGTTGGTTCCGGTCCCCGCCCTCGACGGTTCGAACCGCCTTGGCGATCCGCTGGGCCGCACCTCGAGAGAACGACACAAACGACTTGCCAGCCGCCTGCCCTGCGCCGTTGCTTGCTCCCTGCTCAGACACGCTCAGCCCTCAACGATGCTGATCACCAGCTGCGTGCCGGTAAGGTTGCTTTGGGCCGCGTAGCTGCCCGCAGCGAGACGCCCTACGGCAGCCTCGCCGCCCCTCAGAGACACGCAAGGCACAAGAGCCCCTGCGGATAGCTGCCCGAAAGAAACGGTTGCCGTGGTCACCGTGGACAGGTTGCGAGCAAAGAACAGGCCCACGCTGCTCATCGTGGCCGTCGTGATCGCCACAGTGCCAGCAGCGTTCGTGCCAGGCGTCAGCGTCAACGTGTTGATGCCGCTGGCACTGCAGTCAGCGGTGACGCCAGACGCCACCAGGGCTTGGTTGAGATTGCCACGGGCAACCTGGGCGTTGATGTTCCACGTCAGATCTGGCATGTCTGCTCCTACTGCTGTGTGGGTGTGCCGAAATATTGCTGAAAGTTGACGGCCTTATGCACGCGGCGAACAAGGATGGTGGGGGCACCAGTGGACAGACCGCCTGATGACGTGAGCGGCTGCGGATTGCTCGCTGGAACTTCTTCACTGCTGGACTTCTCTTTTACCCACACTCGTGTCTTGCCAAGCGTGGCGTCAATGTAATTCCAGCCGACGTTGGGCAGCTGGAGCGGCCACCCGTCAGGGCGATACTCAAGCGTCACCTCGACTTGCCAGTAGCGGATCTCTTGCTCGTTCACCACCTCGACGGCCGGGTTGGCTGCTATGCCCGAGCACTTCCACGTATACGGATCGCCGCCTAGGTACGCAGACGAGTTCACGGCGTTCGTCACCGTCGTGGCCAACCCATAATCAAACGTGGCACGGTTGCCGCTGATGGACGCTTGCAGCGTCGAAATATCCGTCGTAGCCCCCTCAAAGAAATCGTTGGCAGAGTTCTGAAGCGGCGCGAGCGTGTCGCCCTCGTAGTAGTAAAGCGCGGGAACCTGCAGTCCGCCGGTGCTCCACTTCCAGATATCTGCTCGAGCCAACGGGCTGGGATCTACGTTCGCCTGCTTGGGCAACTCGTAGTCCCACGTCACTTCGTAGTGCCATCGTGAGCCGTTGTAGTTGGCCACGGCCACGTTCATTGCCTTGCAGTACGACGCTTCCGGGTGAGCCTGCAAGAACACCACGCCAGGATAGTTGGCAATATCCGTTTGCTTCGTCGTTGGGTCATCCACCTCAACGACGAACTTGCGCTGGAATACGGGCGGCTCGCCAAACTTCCGCGAAGCGGCGACGGTGGCAAGCTCGGTGAAGGAGATGGCGGCCATTACGCTGCGGCTCCCAGGATGTCTACCTTTTCCTGCTGCAACGCCCGAAGCTCGCCACGGATTTCGTCCAACTTTTGCGTCTGCTTGCGGTACTCAGCAATGGCGGGATCTTCACGGCCCGTGGCCAGAGCCAGAAACTGGGCCATACCCTCGCTGCTGCGAACGTCGTTGGCCTTAAGTGCTTCGTTGGACTTGCCGCCGAGGGCGGAAGCACGCTCAGAAAGAATGTCGCCAATGTCGCCGCGCTTTCCAGCCATCTTCTCGTCAATGGCTGCAGCCTTCTTGGCTGCTTCTTCCTGTCGCTTGCGTGCGTCTTCGGCGTCTTTCTTCGCCTTAGCGTCTGCGGCGGCAGCCTTTCTCGCAGCCTCATCGTCTCGTTTTCTCTGAGCCCTAGCACGCTCACGCTCAGCGCGAGCCTCTGGATCGTTCATGCGATTGCTTGCGGCGGCTACGGCACGGCGTGCCGGACCGGGCGGAGCTTCTTCCGCATCGTTGCCGCCGTATATGGCACGAGTGGCGTACTTCTTTGCGCTGGACGCAGCGTCTTCTAGGTCACGCGAGTTCTTGGCGGTGGACTTCATGGCCGCATCAACCATGCCTTTTCCAAAGGCTTCTAAGTCTTTGTCGAAATACGAGCCTAGGTATTGCAAGAAGGTTCCAAGAGCAGCTGCCAAAGCATCGCCCGCCAACTGGAACACGTTAAACACGGCCCGCAGGACTTCCCCAACGGCCGAAAACACATTGCCAGCAGTCTCAAAGATGGAACCGACTGTTTCCATCGTGACGCTAAACCCTTCAAACTGCGCCACGGCGTTGTCAAAGATGCCCGCGAAGTAGTCCGCCACGTCTAGCAAGGCGTTGGAAATCGTGTTGGCAATGCCGCCGCCTTCGCCGCCAATGTTGTTCCACTCTTCCACGAACGCCAGCAAGTCGTTAGCCAGCGATTCAACCACTGGGGCAAGGTTGCCATCCACCTGGCCAATGATGCCGTCGAAGGTGGCCTTGACCATGTCTAGCGCGTCATTCATGCCGCCGATGGCTTCCACTTGGTCATCACCTACGATGGCCCCTAGCCGCCGCATACGCTCTTCAACTTCGGCAAGGTTCTGATTCATCAGAGGCAGCAACTCAACGCCGGCCTTGCCGAAAACAGAAACGGCGGCAGCTGCACGCTCTGCTGGTGTTGGCAGGGCAGCAATGGCGGCTTGAATGGCCTTGAACTGCTCTTCCGGGGCCATCGCCTGCAGCTGCTGAAAGTCCAGCCCGAGCTTGGTAAACGCTTCGGTTTTTCCGCTCTCTGCTGCTTGGCCTATTTCAACGCCAAGTTTTTGCACGGCCCCGGTTACGTCATCAATGCCTGACAACTTGGCGGCCATTTGCAACGCTTGCAGCGACTCAACGCCAATGCCTGTTCGTTGCGCCAAGTCGTTCATGGCGTCCACGCCTTGGGCAACATTGGCTGCGTAACTGCCAGCCGCTCGAGCAGCCGACATAAACGCATCGGCGGCCATGCCAATGCCCTTGGCAACCACGGCCCCAATGGCAATGTTCTTGATGAGCGACAGGTCGCTAGACGTTTTGCGGGCCTGGTCGCCCAGCCGATCCATCGCCTTGGCGGCTTGGTTGGCACCCGACACAACGCCGCCTGCGGACATACTTGCCCGCATCGACAGTGCCAGAGTTGTTGCCATACGTCACCGCTTTAGCTTTGAGAGTTCCGCTGCGATCTGCGCGCCAGTCATTGGCGGCCGTTCAATCGGCATGAAGTCTTCTTCGTTTGGCGGCCTGCCCTTGGTGTATGGGGCCAGAGTCGCCGCCACGATTCGCCCTGTCTGCCGCCAGCCTCCGAGATCCAAAGGTGCCACGTACCTGTGCATTGCCAACCAACCCTTGAACTCAGCCACGCTCATGGTGCGGCCAAGCTCCTCAACAGTTCTTCCCAACGTCCCGGCCAGCAGATACACAAAGGCATCCAGCGGCCGGGCTAGGAGTTTTTTCCGATGTCCTCAATCTCCTTCTCGTCTAAGTCGTTGTGCCGCTGAGCAATCTTGAAGAGCCGCGCACCAACGGTGCCGCTAAGTCCCTTGAGTTGCTCGCTGGTAAAGAGCGGCTTTCCGTCCGCGTCAACGAGGCACTTGCACAAGTACCGCGTGCGGTAATCGTCAATGCCGTCGCCCTTCGCACGCAGGCAGGCAAGCTCCCACGCTTGCAACTCGCCCAGCGGTAGCGTGCGAATCCACACGTCACACTTCCACTCAGGCACGTTCACCTTGAGAGACTGAGACTGATCAGCGGCAAGGATTTCTTCGGCAAGCCCCATGCGTCACTCCGTGATCTTGAACACTGCGGTCCACTCCTGCAGTTCACCCACGCTAGCATTCCAAGCAAGCGACTGTAGGATGGACTTGCTTGAAGTCCACGTCGCACCAGGCGCAATGATTGAAAGAGCGCCCGTGGTCGTGACGTACGACGTGTTCATCAGATTCGTGCCACGGCATCGAATCGATACAGTGCCGTAGTCGCCATCTGCTGGACTGAATCGCTTGTCTCGAAACTTGTAAGACTTGGGCGTGATCTCCACAACATCTGAAGACACGCCGTCAACGGAGATAGACACGACTTCAGAGAGCGCAGAACTGGTGGTACCTGGCGGCCCTTTCCAGGTAACGGTTGCGCCTTGAGAGACAAACGCCACGACGGCCTCCCGTCGCTACGACTGCACTTTGAAGGTGTAGCTAGTCTTGACGAGCTCGCCCACTGCGTAAGAAACGCTCACGGAAGAGACGGTGGCGGTGTAGGCCACGCTTGCGAGACTTAGCGTGCCAGTGCTTCCAATCGTCACCGTTGAGTTGGTGGCCGCGAAGCACTCGATGCTGATCTCGTCATCTCGCAGGGCAGGCGTCTGGTACAAGCGATTCTTGCCGCTGGCAACGCCTAAGTGCGTAAAGTCCAACAGATCGCCGCCGGGCGTGACGGTGACGCTGGTAACGGTGTAGGTCGAACCGCTAAAAACGAAGTTTGTGCCCTGCGAATCGGCTGGCATCGTGGCCTCTCCTAGTGAGTTGCGGGCGGCAAAGCCCTACCCCAAAACTAGGCGACGGCGTGGCAACCCTTGCAGTTACTTGCCGGACTTCGCGGCTTTCTTCGCTGCGTACTTCGCAAGTTGTTTCTGAGCATTTACGAGCCCTTGCCGCAGTTCTTTCGTAAGACTTGCGGCCACCTGCGGACTGACTTGCTCCCACGTCTTCCGCACTGGGTGCTGGGCCTTTACGGCGGGCAGCACAAGCACCTCGCCAGCCTTGGCGGCCTTAAAAAAAGACTTCGGGTATTTTGGCGTGGCCTGCACAACCTTGCGTCCGCCCTTCACCATTCTTTGGCGACGGATGGAAAAAGGCCCAAGGCTTCCAAAACTCGACGCAATCATAAAACCACGGCTTGATCGTGTTTTGACTTTGCGTTCCTTGGTTCCGAACTCAATCCAAAACTGATGGAAAGCCCTGTCTGAACCTTTTTTTACTTTGCCGCCTTGAGCAACTTTTGCTTTTCCAGTACCTGCCTTGACGTATCCGACAATGGCAGCACCAGTGCCGCTTTCGGCGTAACGCACAGATTTAATCTTTACGGCCCTGGCCAAGTTGCCGGTTGGCCCCTTTGGCGAGTTGGCCTTAAGCGCAGCCACGGCTGGAAGCATCGCACGTTTCACGGCTGCGCCCTGCGTGATGGCAGACAGCCCTTTCGGCAATTGCCGAAAACCTTCTCTGAGTTCCTCAAAATCCGGGAACTCAAACTTCATGGCTGGCATTGCCATCACGTCGCCTCATTGATTCGGAAGTCAAACGTCTGAACCACTGAGTAGTACGGCAGCATCTGGTCATCGGCTGGCATATCAACGCCGTCAGCCTCGGTCTGTAGCGTGCTTCGCTGGATCGTCACGCCGGCCGTCGTGCCCGTCCACCCGTCCACCGCCAGGCGTACCGCTCGAGCAATCGACTTCACCGACGTGTACGACGTGCCGTACGTGGTCAGCTGCAACGTCACCACGGGGTTGCCGACGTTGCCGGAGAGCGACTGGGGGCGATCCACCGCAGTTCGCTGGTACACGACGAGCGGCAGGGGCGTGCCCTGTGGGGCAATGAGCGGATACACCCGAGAGCCAATGAGCGAAGAAACGGCCGTCTGGCTTGCCAGGCGGGCATACAAAAACGCTTCTGGTGCTTCGGGCAGGCTCATGCGTCACGCTTCTCCGTGCAGATGATTTCCTGATGCCACAGCCTATCCCTCTCAAGCACTTGCCCAATCTCTAGCGTGCGGTTGCGGTACTGAATCCGCATGGCACTCGTGAGCCCGTCTAGGTAGCGGATCTTCACGCGGTGCGTCATGAAACCCACCGTCTCGGCAAATCGCTCAGTCTCGCGGGCCGATAGAGAATCAACCGACGCCCATACAGTGGCAAACGTGCTCCACGTCAGCGTTGGCTCACCAACCTCGTTTTTTGTGGTGGTCGCCTGCTGAATCGTCACGCGAGTCCACATGTCGCCGGCGCGAAGCGTCATCGGTAGCTACCCCACCGCAGCGTGTCGAGCATGGCCTTAACGCCAAACGGCACTTCAGAAAGCGCCGTTTCCGTGGACGCATCGCGGTTGCTCCACAGGTGGCCCACAACCATCTTGATGGCGGCAGCCACGGCGGCCATGTTTAGCGTGCCATTACGAGTCACGCTCACGGTCCAGTACGCTGTCGGGCCAGCCCACCACGTCACCTCGACGGCATTCTGGTCCACCAAGTGGCTTGGCCACGTTTGCCCGTAAAGCGGGCGTGCCACTCCAGGCGTGGCGTCGTAGTCCACACGGTAGAGCGATGACGAAAGCGTGGTGAGCGAAGAACCAGCAGTTGGTGTGTACCGAATCACGACCGGGGCGGATATGGAGCCAGAGCCAGCTTCGTAATACGTAGGCGATGCTGGCGGCCGTGGCAGCTCAATATCTAGTTGCGGCACTACGCCCTGGCGGCCTTCAATGTTGTTGCCGTCCGCCTTCAAGCCAAACTGCACTGGCGAGCCGATGGCCCCGTAGAACGAGTCCAGCAGCATCGTGTACTTGGATTGCACAAAAGTGCGATCGCAATAATCCTCTGCCCATTTGCGGGCAGTCGTGATCAGGGCGGAAATCAGATCGTCATCGTCCGTGTTGTCGATGCGTAGATGCAGCTTCGCCTCGGCCAGCGAGACAGGCTCATCCCCGAACTCGTACCGAACGAGGCTGCGGTATCTCATCGGCGCTTTCTCCTGCGCGGTGCGTCTGCGGTTTCCACGTCTCGGCGATCAACGGTCGCGACCTCGAGCAGCGGTTGATCCTCAACGTGCTGGACTGCATACCCGTGCAGCACAAGGCTCTTGGCAGGCCCCTTGTCCATCACGATCACGTCACCGCGTCTGTACGCTTGATAGGGCCGCACGAAACGGATACGGGATTGGTCATCTCTCATGCGTTCATCTCTCCGTGCTCAATGCTGCCCCACGCCTCGGGCGGCCTGCGGCCACCCTTGTTCCAGTAGTCCGATGGCGACTGGTAGACGGGTTTGAGATCCCGGCCCGGCCAAGTGAACTTGAGTTCCGCATGGCCAATCGCCACCTGCGGTGCGATGCCGAGCGTGTTGCCAGCGGCCTTGAACTGACGCCAGAAGTGAATGTCTGGGTCCGTCCTTGTCACCTCGCCGGCAGGGGCGTCGCCCCAATGCCCATCAGGCCGGGGCGTGCCTAAGAACCAAGGCGTTGCCGTCCGCTTGAGTGCTGACGAGCGAATGAGCGTGCAGCCAAAGTGAGCAGTTTCGACAGGCTGTATCACCGCCTCAAACCATGCGTTTGGCAGCTGCACCTGGCCAATGCTGCCGTCGTGGCCCTCAGGCGTGAACATAGGCACGCCCTCGTCACGCTTCGTCTGCAGCGGGGCCACAGCGTCATATCCGCTGATCAGCGCCGCCGTCATCAGACGCTGGATGGTGTCGGCCTCGTACACGCTGTCGAAGTCCACCACCAGCACCCAGTCGGTGCGGTCAATCATGTCAAGCAGGACACGATCTAGGCACTGTTCCCAGAATGCCCCCGTGAACTTGGTGGGGCGAATGTTCAACGGCAGCAGACTCTGCATCGTGCAGAAGAAGTTGTCTTGAAAGCCTAAGCGGGGCACCGAGAAGGCCGCTTCGACTCGCAGATCGTGCTCGATGTTGCCTACGCGAAACTTCACGAGTGCTCCTTGGTAAACGCCAAACGGGCGGCCGGGCGAACCCAGCCGCCCGCTCTTGGGCGTTTTACTATGCGTGTCCAGCGTCAGAGCG